CGTAGATCTCGGACGTGCCAAACTTTTGATTCAGGACGGCGTTCACCTTCACGTGATAGATCGGCTTATCCCAGTCCACCGCAACGTCGCCAATCTTGTCTACCTTATTCGCAGCGTCCGGGCGATACTTCCAGTCTGGATACCATGCCTTGCGAATATCTTTCTTCCCAGTGAGCCGGCTCTCCTCTGTCCACGATCGCAGATAATACCACGGCTCGTTGCGGTCCTCTGGGTTGCACTCGATATCTTCAACCTCGGAGAAGGGGATTAAGCTGATTCGTGTCCCGCCCTTGCCGTTGTCGAAGAAGACAAAGAACAGATTCGCCGTGATCCACAAGTCCTTCTCTAGCTTGACCAATGAGGGGATGGTAGTGAATACAGCGCGGTTCTTCTGATCTTCCATGAACACCTGCACGATCTCGTCTACCTCGGGATGCACCGCAGTGACGGTCACGCCTTGCCCAAAGACGTAGTTTGCCTGCGTCTTCACGCCGCGACGGATGAGCGGATTCTTCATCCAGTAGAGGAGTGATTGCTTGGTAATCTTGCGCAGTCCGTCCCGCGAGAATTCTTGCTCACTCGTGCCAGAGACCTTCTGCCAGTTGATGTCCTCAAGCTCTAGTTCGAGATCCGCTAACCGCTCCACGTAATTGGCACGATCCACCCGCATCTGTTCGGCAAGCTCGGCAACTGTAACCCTGCTACTCATGCTATGGCCTCCGGGTATATGCGAGCACACCCTACACGCCAATGTCCGTCTGTGCACTCCATCTTCATGCGCCGGTGCCATCTGTTATACTTTCTCGCAAAGCGAGCATATGCCATCTTTAAAGTTCTAGCCTTGACACTCCCCAAATGTATCGGCCCTGTGTAACCAGTTCCTTGAAGTGTCATACCCTCAGTCCACATGTCCCACTTAATCTTCCCACCGAATAGGCTATATAGTGCCTCTGGGTCGGGGTCCGGCGCTGGTGGTGGCTCTCGCATCTTCCTGCTACTCATGTCGCCCCTCCTAGTCTGGGGAGATCGCGTCTGACTCAGTATACACCCTAATCGCCATCGTAGTCAATACCACTCCTTTCTGTGCGGAGCGGCTATTGAACGAACGCCAACGTACGATCCTAGCCGCCCAGCCTATCGTCCCTATGACAACATTTACATCTCCGTTGTAGTTTCTGGATATTTCTTCTTTAATTGCGCAAGCCACGCCCGCTCATCAGCTTCTGTAACCGAAAGCTTCTCAAGTAGTCGTTTTTCTTCTTTCTCCTTCCATTGGCGCGCCGCTTCCTCTTTCGCCTCCTTATTCAGTTTCTCCCAGTCTTTAGACCATAAACACGCGATAGGAATCCACGCTTGTTCGGTTGCATGTCCTACGCTATAGTCAATTATCAATCTTCCGGCACTGGAGTGGTCTCCTTCCCATACTTCGTAAACCTCGTTATCTTTACACCAATAGGGAGTAATGGTTTCCAGTATATGCTGTGCCCACACATTGATAGCTGCTTCTTTCGCAACATGTTGGCGGCATTCCTTTTCATTGGCAAACGGTATTTTCAGCATTGCGACCTCCTCCTATATCCTAGCTACTTTTCCAGACCGCCCTATCCTTGCGACTAAATGCCAATCGTGCGGCAAGCAGAGTACCCCCATATTTTGAGGCGGCTGGCCGGTCGCTACTCCGGCTCCCTAACCTATATGGCTAGGCTAGTTGGACTCGAACCAACACATCGTCGGGATGCCTCCCCGCTCTACCATTGAGCTATAGGCGTGTCTGCTTTCCACGCCGCAACCGCCCTCATATCAATCCCACAACGCCCGCCAACACGACCGCGATCATCGCCCCGATGAGTAGCCCCACGATCAGCCAGCCCATCAGCCCTTATCCCATACCTCATCGAGGTCTTCCAGCACCACAGTAGCCTCGCTGATATAAGGCGAAGACGCTGCCAGCATCACGACCGCCCCTTTCAGCGCATCCAGCTTCCTCGCCAAATCCTCGACCCTCAAGAAGAGCCAAATCACTACATCGTCCATCAGAGTCTCAAAGCTTGGGGGGCATCCCTCCACTTCTGCCTTTAGTCTCTCCCGCGCTTCATCCCACTCGGTATTCGATATGTCACGGCGGTCGATCATCGTTCCTCCTCAATCTTCAATCCGCCGAATCCGGCGACCCATACGGCAAAGGCCAACAATGGTCTCGCCAAGCAAAGTCGTATCCTCGCCTTTTTCGTCCCAGTTATACGGACGGTCATCGTTGTCTGCTTCACAATCTTGCCTAAATCAGTCTCCGCTCTCATGTTCATCCCTCCTAGTACGTCGATATCTCTTGCCGATCATCATACACCAGTGTCGCGTGTTCGTCGCTAGCCCCCGTTCCCATCAACGCCCGCAGCCCGTGCACCATTGCGTCCATCCTATCCGGTGACCAGCGCATCCCATCGACCCAGTTGGTCATCTGGAACTCAAGCTCAGGCCACTTGCCGACGATCTTCACCTCACCACGCTGCCATCGTCCGAGGATCGGGACAGCCCTTGCGTACTTGTTCCTCGTAGCTGATACCAACTCTACCGGCACGGTCGGATCTATCGCGTAGATATTCGATGCGACCATGTCCCCGCCTTGATTCTTCTCAGCGAGGATCACCGCCGCCCCTTGCCGATAGTATTCAGCGATAGCCAGCCGCCCCCACTCTTCCGGCGTGTAGCGTCCTGATAGATCATTCAGCACGTATCCCATCGCCCCCGCGCCAACGGTAACAATCCCCGTTTCGTCCGATCCTTCCTTCGATGAGATAGCCGGATCAATGGCGACGATCTTTTGTAGCCCGTCTGGTTCATACTGCACTCTGGCTTGCTCGATCAACTCTAGCGTCCACAGTGCGCCCGGAACTGAGTCGATGTCCTCTGCCATGATCTCTTGCCGGTACGCCCGTTCGTCCATGTCTTGCGCGATCTCACTCAGTGCATCCGTTGATAGGTATGGATTGTCGTGTGACGTGAAGTGAAACACCTCCCAGCGCCCCTTTGTGTCCGCCTCCGCCTTCTTGTACAGCTTGGCTGCGTGAAGCGGATCATGGGCCTTAGAGACGCTCCTAGACAATGCCGACGGCGGCGTGTAGATAAAGATCGCGTCACCGTTCTTGTCAAGAAGCATCGGCGCACCAACCAGCCGCCATGCGTCCTCATCCATCAACTGGTACTCATCCATGATGAGTAGATCAGCATAGTCACCACGCAGGGTATCTGCGTTCCAGGCTGTCTTCGCCCGTATACGCTGCTCGGTCCCATTACGCTCGATGATGTGCGTGGTCTCATTCTTGCGATACGGCCCCAACTCGATCAGGTCAGCGAGTGCATTCTTGACCTCGAACCAAAACCGCTCTACCTGCTCTTGCGTCGGTGTGGCGTAGAGGATCCGTCTGCCTGCAAGGAACTCTTGCACCGCCTTGACTGCGATCCCCGTCGTCTTCCCGCTACGCCGGCCAGCTCGGATCACCTTGCGCTTGGCAGTCGATTCGATGAAGTCCAGTTGCTTAGGATGCGGCGTCTTCAGTCGAACCTTGACGTGGGCTGTTGACATACTCCACCTCCACCTTGATCCCATCTGTAATGGCAAGTTCTTGCTTATCGCGCCAGTTGCAGTTGTTCTTGAGGTCGAAGATGTAACCGGCTACTGGTCCATCGCCATCGAGCATGTGAGTAACCTTGTTCGCCTCTATACGCGCGCGCGCACGTTTTATAGTCGCACTAAACTCCTCTCGCTCTGCATAGCCAATCAATCCTTTTGTCGTGAGATTGAGGGCGACTGCAAGCCCTTGAACGGTGTACGGTTCGGGCTTCGGTACGTTGATCAATGCCTTCCCTTTGTCCTTGGTCACTATCAGCGGAACTACCCGCGCATCACACTTAGCGAAATAAGCCTCGATCATCTCTTCCATTTCTTCAACAGTCTCAAACTGACGCGGGCGTCCGTTTGGTTTGCCTGTCGGTTTACTTGCCATCACTCATCACCGCCTCCCCTCTTTAAGCACCATGAGCGTGCGCAAGAATC